TACTAACATTCAAGGGTTAGTTGCAGCAGAATATACACAATCATTAAATCTATTATCAAACACCGATGCTTACAGCTTTAATGTAATATCAGCTCCTGGATTAATTAATTCATTATCTGATCATTCTTCAGTAGTATCTCAAATGGTAGCATTAGCTCAATCAAGAACTGATTGTATAGCAGTAGTTGATTTAGTGCCTTATAATAGTACAGTAAATACTGTAGTAACACAAGCGTCAGCATTTGATAGTTCATATGCAGCTACATATTGGCCTTGGCTACAATCAATTGATGCAAATGCACAATATGTTTGGTCGCCACCTTCTGTGTTTATACCAGGTGTATACGCATTCACAGATGCTTCTTCAGACCCATGGTTCGCACCAGCAGGTTTAATTAGAGGCGCGCTAGGTAACGTAGTTAAAGCAGAAAGAAAATTAACATCAGGTAACAGAGATAATTTATATGAAGCAAATGTTAACCCAATTGCAACATTCCCAGGAAGTGGAGTTGTAGTATTTGGACAGAAAACATTACAGAAAAGAGCAAGTGCTTTAGATAGAGTAAATGTTAGAAGATTATTAATAGCATTAAAATCCTATATAGTACAAGTATCAGATAACTTAGTATTTGAACAAAATTCAATAAGCACAAGAAATAATTTCTTAGCACAAGTTAACCCATACTTAGAATCAGTACAACAAAGACAAGGATTATACGCGTTTAAAGTTGTAATGGATGCTACAAATAACACAGCAGATGTAATCGATAGAAACGAGCTAGTAGGCCAAATTTACCTACAACCAACTAAAACAGCAGAATTTATATTACTAGATTTCAATGTTTTACCAACTGGAGCAACATTTCCATCATAAAAATTAAAAAATAGAATATTTATAATAAAATAAATAAAATAATAAAATGGCAGTATTAGACCCAAACGAAATATTTTTCACAGCTTTTGAGCCAAAACAAAAGAATAGATTTATTCTTTATGTAGATGGAATCCCATCTTACCAGATTAAGGGTATGGGAGCTGTAACACTAACACAAGGTACAGTAGCTTTAAATCATATCAACGTTCAAAGATTTGTAAAAGGTAAATCAACATGGAATCCAATTTCATTAACGTTATTTGATCCAATAACACCATCAGGTGCACAAGCTGTAATGGAATGGGTTAGATTACACCACGAATCAGTAACAGGTAGAGATGGATATAGTGATTTCTATAAAAAAGATCTTACATTAGATGTATTAGGACCTGTAGGTGATATCGTATCTGAATGGATTATTAAAGGAGCATTAATTACTTCAGCAGATTTCGGAGATTTCAATTGGGATACTGAAAACGCTGCTCAAGAAATATCTTTAGAAGTACAACCAGATTATTGTATTTTAAATTTCTAAAAAAATTCACATATTTTTGTAAAATAGGTTGGCTTCGGTCAACCTTTTTTGTATATTAATATGTATAACTAGAAAACACGTTACAAACTAAATAAAGATTATATGAGTGATTTTAAATTCCCAACCGAAATGGTTGATTTACCCTCAAAAGGTATAGTATATCCTAAAGACCATCCACTATCAAGTGGTAAGGTAGAAATTAAATATATGACTGCTAGAGAAGAAGATATCTTATCAAACCAATCATACATTCAAAAAGGTATAGTATTAGACAAATTATTAAATTCCTTAATTGTTACTGAAGGAGTAAAAATTGATGATTTTATTGTTGGAGATAAAAATGCAGTATTTATTGTAGCTAGAATTTTAGGTTACGGTAAAAATTATGATGTAAAAATTAAAGGTCAAGATTATAAAATTGATTTAACTGAATTAAACAACAGAGAATTTGATACTGAAGGTTTAACACAAGGTCAAAATGAATTTTCTTATACTATAGAGTCTACAGGTACTGTACTTACATATAAAATTCTTACAGGTAAGGATGAAAAATCTATAGATAGAGAATTAGCAGGACTTAGAAAAATTAATAAAGAGTCTGACCCATCACTTACTACTAGATTAAAGCACGTAATTACCTCAGTAGATGGTAAAGATGAAAAAAAAGATATTAGAAATTTTGTTGATAATTATTTATTAGCTAGAGATTCCAGGGCTTTTCGAGAACACATAAAAACTACACAGCCTGATGTTAAAATGGAATATGTTCTTGAAAACGGTGAGGAGGTCGTGGTGCCCATTGGGCTCAACTTTTTTTGGCCTGACTTCTAATACTGCACCCCTAATTAGAAAAAGATTATTTAAAACTATTCATGATATAGTATTTCATGGAAAGGGTGGGTTTGATTATCATACTGTTTATAACATGCCTATTTGGTTAAGGAAATTTACTTTCCAAGAAATTCAAGATCATTTTGATGATACTAAAAGACAACAAGAAGAGGCTATGGAAAGACGTAAAAATAAAGGTAAAAAATCATTAGTAAATTCTGATGGAAAAGTAAATGTCCCAGCATTTACTGAAGCCAGTAAACCATATAAAGGTAAAACAAGTTATAAGTAGTAATATTTATAATAAAACCCATTCATGGCATCTGATAAAGAACTAAAGAATCAACAGGAGATAAATAGACTCAAAAAACAAGAATTAGAGTATGATAAACAGTCTGCTAAATTCTCTAGAGGTGATGTAGCCAATAGTGATGATTTTAGTTCATTATTAAGGGATAATCTTAAAAATCTTAAGTTAGTAGCAGCAGCTAAATCAGAAATTCTTAGTATTGATAGAAGAATTACAAAACAAGTTAATGATGCTTTTGCTTTTGATAAAAAACAATTAGGTACTACTAAATCTAATAATGATCTAGCTAAACAAGCATTACAACTTGAACGTGATATTGCTATTTTAAGGCAAAAAAGAGGTTCTGAACTTACAACAGATGTAAGACTTCAAAAAACAATTAATGATACAATAAAGCAAAGAACAAAAGATGCTCAAAAATTATTAAAAATTAACGAACAAAATGCTGCATTTTCTAAACAAGTAGCAGGTAATTTAAGTGTTAGAACATTTTCTGGTCTAGAAGGTATAGCTAGTAAAATAGGTTTAGGTGACTTTGCTCAGGAATTAGGGGCAGCAGCTCAAGCAGCTAGAGAAGCAACAGCAGAAAATATAGAAAATTTTGGAGAGGGAGCAGCAGGTAATATATTTGGGGGAGCCTTTACTAAAGGCCCTCAATTATCAAGTGATCAAACTAAAACTTTAGAATCAGCATTATCAGGAACTACATCTAAAAAGGGTGTTGCGGCCGGGAAAACAGGTTTAGGAAAAGGATTAACTCAAGATTTTATTGATTCAATTCCTGGATTATCTGGAAAATTAGGAGGTAGTACAGGAGTAGGTGCTGCTAAAAAAATACAAGGGATGGGGGGTATAGGAGGTCTCCAAAAGGCATTAAAACCAATTTCCCCACTATTAAAAGGATTAAAAGCATTAGCCCCAGCACTTAAAAAATTATTAGGTCCATTAGCTATATTAATGGAAATAGCATCATTAGATAGCCAAACTGCTGATATGGCTAAAAATGTTAATATGACATACAATGATGCTGCAGCATTAAGAACAGAAATGCAAAGTATAGCTAATGCTTCCGGAGAAAATTTTGTTACAGGTAAAAAAATAGTAGAATCATTTGTTGAATTAAATAAAGAATTAGGAACATCTGGTACTATGTTAGATAAGGAGCTTTTAACTACAATGACGGAGTTAAGAGAAATGGCCGGATTTACTAATGAAGAAATGATGGGGCTAGCTAAATTATCTTTAACTACTGATGATAATATGCAAGACATTACTGGCGAATTTATGGCTTCTGCTAAAGCAGCTGGAATTCAAAACGGAGTAATGGTTAATACTAAAACTTTATCTAAAGATTTATCAAAATTATCAGCAGCAACAACATTATCGTTAGGAAAAAATCCAAAATTATTAGGTGAGGCATTAGCTGTAACTAAGGCATTAGGTATGGAAATGGCTCAATTAGAAGGTATTGCTAGTGGATTAATGAATTTTGAAGAAAGTATTAAAAATGAATTAGAAGCAGAATTATTATTAGGTAAAAATATTAATTTAGAAAAAGCAAGACAAGCAGCCTTAAATAATGATCTATCTACATTAGCATCAGAAATAGCAGAACAAGCAGGTACAGCAGC